TCCACCATCACTGGGGGTCCCTCGTGCTCCGTGGGGAACTTGTTTGTAGATGCCTTAGCTTGGGTCACCCGACCTGAGTTATTTGCACTACTGCAGGAATGGGTACGTTTGACTCACAATGACCGGTGGTTACTGTGGTCTGTTCCTATGAGGGCCGTCCTTGACTCGAAATTCATCTTGTGGAATGCTCGTTGGATAAAGGAGTTGACTGACACCATAACTGGTGCTAATCATCCTCTCATTAAACCGCGAAAAGGCCAAAAGATTGGATTTCTTGGAAGGTTGGCCTTCTTGGAGGAACCTGGGAAGTGGCGTGTAGTGGCCCTACTGGACTACTATACTCAGATCCTATTCCATCCCGTGCATTTAGAGATCTTTAACAAGATCTTGAAGCGCATTCCCCAAGATGGTACTTTTGATCAACATGCTCCTATAGCTAAGCTACAGGATTACATGAAGAAAAAGGGTATCACCCGGGTTTACAGCTTCGATCTATCTGCCGCGACGGATAGACTGCCTATAGTTATCCAGGAACTTGTGCTATCGTACCTCTTAGGTAAGCCTCTTGCGCGATTGTGGGTTCGGCTACTAACCGAACGCCTCTACTCCTGCCCTCGTAAGGTTGATGGTGTGAAAACCAACAGCCCGCGACAAGGCGTGAAGTACGCCGTTGGCCAACCTATGGGAGCCTATAGCTCATGGGCCATGTTAGCCTTGACCCATCATGCCATCGTACAATTTGCTGCATGGAAATGCGGCATACGTACATGGTTTCGGCACTATGCCTTGCTCGGTGACGATGTTGTCATCTGTCATCGTAACATTGCAGAGGCTTATTTAGGCATTATGAAGGCGTTAGGTGTTGAGATCTCGTTCGCGAAATCTCTTTCATCGGATAACGGGTCCTTCGAGTTTGCTAAGCGCTTTATCTTTCGAGGAAAGGACGTAAGTCCCACTACTCTTAAGCATATTGCGGTCGGCTACTCGGGGATCAAGTTTATCCCTGAGCTAATATCCTCAGCAATGAGGGTTATTGACTCAATAACGCTCCCACGGGCGCTTAAGTTTGCTGGATTGGGTTTCAAAGCCCAGTCCGCTGCATGGATAGCCCCAGTAACGATTAGTAAACGTTTCTTGGGTGTGTCCTTGCTGCTTTGCAGCCCACATGGTCCCTTCTCGGTTGGAACTCTCCTCGACTGGATCCAGATGTTCACAGTGAAAACTGCGCGCGTCATAGACCCAGCGGTGATTCCAGAGTTGTTTCATAAGATCTTCCACACGGCCTTATCAGCCATGCGGAAAGATTTAGAGACGACAATGAAATCTCTTGAGGACGATCTGACCTACGATTCAGACTTAGGACTGTTGAAAAACAGTACTGAGCATGCTTCGTGGTTTAGATTCGAAATCTTAGGATTGCTCCACCCGATCAAGGCATATTATGAGGACGCTGATAGACTAGTGCGGAAGCTGTGGACGCTTGGAGGACCAGGTGTTGACCTCTCCTTAGTGCTTAGCACTGTGGAAGAGTTCTTCAATGTCTCCAGTCGCGTTCCCGTGTCCCTTTTTGATACTGAGGAGCTCCGCTCCAAAGGTCAAGCTGGGATATGGATCCGTCTCTGGATGCTCATACACGTGGAACTCCAAAGCTACATGACAAAACAACAGGCCCTTGTGCGGAGAAATGGAAAATCTCCAACATAAGGAGCGCTGAGTGATGAACATGTCACTAATCATTATGACCCTTAGCTCACTTCGGTGATCTAATCGTCATTTTGGTTATACATAACTATTAGAGAGCACTTTCAGCTTAGAAGACCGGATCCTTCCTGACGGAAGTAAAACAGTCTGTCTCACTACATACAGTGCCACTAGATCTAGTGGTTAAACCTGATCCACGCACGTGTAATATAGCTTTAGCCGTAAGGTTCCCAATAGCGTTCCTCGTGTGGAAGAAATCACCCAACACTAACTTACGAGGTTACAGTAAGTGCTGG